GTATGTTAGTGACGATGCTAATAGCTTTTTGCTAGAGGCTAAGCCTAGCCCTGGTGGTGGTCTTGATACTCCTCGCCCTTCACCAGGAAACTCAAAATCTTCTCTGTTTGGCAAACCGCTAGCAGAGGTACTCAAACTTGCTGCTGAGGGTAAACTCCCTGGCAGATAACTGGAACTAATTAAATGACTGTTCGCACTAATGTTGTTGGCGCCACTGACTATGTCTTGCAAGAGGCCCTTGGCGCTTATTCGGATGAAGCTTACACCGAAGCTAAGAAGCTTTCTGGTACTGGTATTGCTGGCGCAGAAGCTCAAATTGATACTTCTTCGGAAACTTTTGTTGGTCAACTCCGTTGGAGGAAGCCGCTCAAGCCCGTAATTAATGTGGCTTCTATCAGCGATTCGACTGCTGGTACGCCGACCACGATGGGCACCAACTTCGCCAAGTATATTAAGACTGTTCGTACCCATGGTGCACAACAAATTAATATGAAGCAAGTTGTTACTCAAGAAGATGGTCTTGCTAAGATCGGTCGCGACTTTGCTACTACTCGTACTCAAGACGAGCATAACGCTATTCTGTCGGTGCTCAAGGGTGTCATGATCAGCGAGCTGCTGAATGGTGCTGCTTCTGCTGGCGGCGGTACTGGCCTTGGTGGTCAAACCTTTAGTAATGATCCGGAAGAAAAGAAGTATGGCTTCTATGTCGACCTGGGTTCGAGCAAGCTGATTGTTGATGCCACTGCTGCTGTGCAAGGTGCTGCTCGTGCTGAAGGTTTCCTGCAAGCGATGGGTATGGGTTGGAAAGATTATGAGCCCGACTTCGCGTATCTGATTGCGTCTCCAAAGACTCTGGCTTCTCTGCGCTCTGCTAACCTGGTTGATTCCGATAAGGTTCAAGATGGCAATATTATGTTCGAGACGATTTTCTCGGGCAAGTTCCGTCTGATTGTTACGCGTGCTAATCAGGGTCTGACTTCTGCTGAAAAGACTTCCTTGAATGCCGGCGCTGGTATTGATCTGGTTGGTACTGAAACCACCTTCATTGTTCTGCCGAATTCGCTGGCCTTTAATGAAATCCCGGTTCCGATGCCTGTTGAAATTCAACGTAATGCTGCCTCTTATGGCGGCGGTGGTACTACGGATCTGTGGTATCGTTGGGGCTATGTTGCTCATCCTCGTGGCTACACGTGGGAAGCTTCTGAAGATGCGTTTGCATCTGATGCTGATTACATGAGCGTTTCGGTTGATGATTCGACGTGGACCACCCTCGCAGCTGCTACTGTTGGCGCCAACTCTAAGGCGGCTTTCCAACGTAAGGCTACTTCGGCCCTGTCACTCGGTATCCTTCCGATCTTCCATAGTTAATAAGCAGCTCGCAGCTACGGAGGCTTTATGCCACTTACAGTAGGTGTAGACTCGTATATCTCTTTAGTAGACGCTAATACCTACTTTAATCTCAGGGCAGATGCTGCCGCGTGGACTAGTGCTTCTGATTCCGAAAAGGAAAAAGCACTAGCCACTGCTGCAATGTTAATGAATGAGATTATTTGGGTTGGCGTAGCTGCGAGTAACTCACAGGTGTTAGCTTTTCCTCGTATTGGTGACTATTTAGACCCAGTGCTTGGAATAACAGTTACCTTAAATCCTGCCGTAATCCCACAAAGGATTAAAGCAGCTAACTGTGAACAAGCTTATCAGCTATTAAATAATGATGGCTTACTAGATGAAACTGGTAAGATATCCAAAATTAAAGTAGATGTTATTGAGTTATCGGGCTTAGATAGCTCTATTGCAGCACCCCCTCGTTTTTCGTTAACAGCTCAAAATTTATTTTATCCATTAACTATGGAAGGTGCTAATGCACTGTTAAATAGATATGGTAGTTCTGGTAATATGTGGTGGCGAGCTAACTAAGGAGGCAATATGCGTTCAACCGTAAAAGGGTATGTACGAAAAGCATTTGCCTTACTTACTGACCTTGCTGAAGATGTAGACTTTATTAATAGTAATTCAACTGGTTTTAATTATGCAACAGGTTTTCCTGCTGTATCTGTGCCTACTACTCATACAATAAGAGCAGTAGTTATAAATAAAAGTATGCTTGACACAAACAAGTCTATCACTAAAATACTAGTAGCTACTGAATTATTAGAAGCAGAAGGCATTAATGATTTAAGTATATTCGATAAAGTAACTGTAAAAGGTGTAACTATGAGCGTTGTGCACTCAAAGGATGACCAATACAAAATTACTAATAATGGGTATACTACCACTTTATATGCTATCTTGGAGAAAAGCTAATGACTAGAGTTCAAGATAGGTATGCTGGTCTATACGCAGACATTTACAGTTTATTTAATAGTGCCCCATGGATTGCTGAAAATATTAAAACATATCCAAAAGGTTATGTATCTAACGAGGTTAATACAGAGTATGCAATATTTGATGTGTCTAGCGCCGATGAAGGCTTCTCAGACTCACTAAGAGGGATCCTCTTTATAGACATCTATGTGCCTAATGGCTTAGGGCCAACTCGTGCTGCGAAGATAGCTGATATCTTTGATAAGTATCTAGCTGGTGCCACATTTGCTACTAATGCGCAAAAAGCCATAACACAATTTAGACGAGAGTCTACTTTCATTATAAGAGGGCCTGCAATAGACAATAGCTCTAAGCTCCGCTCTACTTACCAAATTCAATTCAATTATTTCAAGAAGGAAACCTGATGTCTCACATCGCTTCTATCGGCGCCGGTATGTTCTCGGACATGTCTGTTGCTTTCGACGCTTCTGGCCCTGCTGCAGCCCCTGGTACTATGTCTAAGGCCAATCTTGATGCCTTGTTTGCCACGGAATGCACGGATAATACCCCGGCAGCGGCCGAGTTTATTCGTATTGCTAATGTACGTGAATTCCCGGCTATTGGTACCCCGCCGAATATTGTTAATGTTCCGGTATTTGGCCAATCGGTTTCGCAGCAAATCCAAGGGCAAGCTGATGCGCCGTCTATGGAAATCACGCTTAACTATGTTCCGACGCAATGGGCCTCTGGTACTCCGCTTGGCGACTTGGTTGGTTCCGGTGAACAGTGTGTATTCCGCTTTGCACTGCTGAATTCGGCACCGTCGGGTGGCTATGCCTCGAGTGCTGGTGGACTGGGTACTACTCAGAATACCTATTGGTATTTCCTGGGTAAGATCGATTCCCTGCTCGTTACGCCTAATCTGGCTGATTCTAACCAAGCGACGATTGCAATTACCCTGCAATCTGTTGTTTATGGTGCTTACACTATCTAATATAGTGGGGGTGGGCCGAATGGCTCACCCCATTTATGGAGTTAATATGAACGATATTCAAACTGCGGGGGAAGAGCCTCGCAAATTTGATTCTGGCTTTGTGCTAAGAGTCACCTTTAAACGTATGTTATTTAATATTGAAACAAGTATTAAAAAGACATTTAGTCGAATCCAAGAATTCGAAAACCATCCAGAGTTGTCTAATGAGGTATTCAAGGCACTGAGCCAATTGAACTACTTGCAGACACAAATTCAAAACCTTCAGAAAAGTATGGGAAATCAAAATGAGTCTTAAGACCCTTGCTGCAAAGCGTATCTCAAAAGAAGTTAACTTTATGGGCGAAAAAGTCGTCATTAGTAAACTTACTGTGCAAGAAGTCATGGCTATTCAAGAATATGTCAAGACCAACCCTGGTAATGAGGGTCTGGAGACATTGCGCATGATTATGGACTTTTCTGTAGCAGATGCCAAGGATCTTACTCCTGAAGAATTCGCTAGTTTTCCAATGGATGAGTTGAATAAGTTATCTGAAGAAATTATGAAATTCTCGGGGGTTGGTGCAAACCAGGGAAAATAGCATTATCAGAAGCAGATCTAAGTTTGTATGAATTAGGTATGCTTCTGCATATGCCAGTATATCAAATATTAACCGAGATGCCTTATGAGGAGTTACTTGGTTGGTATGAGTATTTAGATAAAAGGCCTGCAGGTTGGCGAGAAGACCAAAGAGCTGCGCTAATAATGATGTCATTTGGTGTTAAATCTACACCAGATAAGTTGTTTAGTTCTTTGGCTAAGATGAAATCTGCAGCAGTGGCGGTATCTGATGATGGTACTGTTAGTATAGAATCTTTTAAGCAATCAGGTGTATTTCACTTTTTGGCTGGTACTGATCTACCAGACGCGTTGAAATAGGAAACAAGTATGCCAGTAAGAAATATAAAAACCACTATGGTGAAAGTGCGTAATCAAGTGGCAAAGATAGCTACTACTGGTGTACTTGCTACCGTACAAACTTTAAAAGAAGAATTGGTATTAGCTACTCCAGTAGACACTGGTAGAGCAAGAGCTAGCTGGAGCATTAACAAAATACTTGGGGCTAAAGAGCCTACTTTTGAAATTATTAATGATGCTCCCTATATTGGTAAATTAAATGATGGTTATTCCGATCAAGCCCCCGCTCATTTTATTGAGGCTATTGCACTGAGATATGGACGTGTTGTTGGGCAAGTCGTTACATACAAGGACGAATGATGGCTATAGAACTAGAAGTAAGATCAAAAAGTCAACAGGCGCTTGGAGAATTAAGTGTAATAGATACAGCACTTGCCAAAATTAGCAAGCGTGTTGGCGGTATAGAGAGTGGTCTCTCGAGATTAAATGTTAGCAGGGCATCTAAAGAGCTGTCTGCTGTTAACACTAAAATGAATAATATTGGCAGCACTACCGCAGATAAGAAGCTGGCTAGTACGGCTTCTGCTGCTAATAGTGCTGCTACCGCTTTAAGTAAAATAGGAAGTTCACCCCACCTCAAAAACACTGCATCTGATGCTGCTTCCTTAAGCAAAGGCTTAGGGGATAGTAACTTAGCAATGGAAAAAGTTGTTAAGCATGATGGTGGTCTTGAAAAGATTAGTAATCAACTTAGCAATATAGATAGAAATGCTAAGTCTGGCGCCACCTCTATGCGTGGCCTTACTACTGCAGCGATTGGTATTGGTTCTGCATTTGCTACTGCAGGATTATTTAACTTTGCAGACTCTCTTACTAATCTCAATACTAAAATTGCATTAGTTACAAAAAATATTCAAGAAGCAGTAAAGGCATTTACTGATATTACAGATATTGCTTTTGGTACTAGGTCTGCTTTAGACAGTACTGCTACTTTATACAATAAAATTGCGCGTAACTCTAATAAGTTTCAAGCTTCACAAAGAGAAATTGCAATAGTTACCCAGACAGTGGCGAAAGCTATTTCTATTTCTGGATCTACTGCTTCTGAAGCTAGCGCAGCCATGCTGCAGTTAGGACAAGCATTAGGCTCTAATACCTTAGCAGGAGATGAACTTAGGTCTATCACGGAAAATGCTGTAGGACTATCTCAAGCAATTGCGGATGGTTTGGGTGTTAGCGTTGGTAAATTAAAAGAAATGGGTGAAGCAGGTGAGCTCGCTTCTAATAAAGTTTTTGAAGCTCTCCTAAAGCAGTCGGGTAAAGTAAACCAAGACTTTAGTAAGATAGGTATAACATTCTCACAAGCATTTACTAATATGGGAAATGCTGTGCAATTGCTGGGTATAGCTATTGGTAAAATATTTGAGGGATTAGATATTCCTAAAATGATCAATGGCTGGGCTATTGCTATTGGTAAATTTGCTAATTTACTAAATTGGCGATTTAATCTTTTATCTTTAAGATTTCATATTCTTCTCGACAATATCCGTGTAGGTTTTAACCAGCTCTCTATTACAGCTATGAAGCTTAATATAGAGGATTGGGTACCTTCCTTCGATACAGTAACTAAACAATTCGAGAAGTTTGTAAATAAGATAGAACGCTTATTTTATTGGTTATACGAGAAAGTTATTAAAAATTCTTGGTGGACTGATTTAGTAACTGCTGTAGATGAGGGCGCTGCCTACTTACTCGGTAAACCCCTAGATAATATCAAGAGCTTTGGTCAAAGTGTTAGCAATATATTTAAAGCTGCTTTTGAAACATCAGTTAAATTATTTGGCAGCTTATCTCACCAATTTAAAACAGATGTTTCTGTACCTCTTTCAAATCATCAAAAAGAAATTAGTAAGGAGGCGGCTAGACTTAGGTCTTCTGCAGCAACAGGGTTGTATCTCTCTTCTCAGTTACCACAGTCACCAGGATTAAACAATTTTAGCCCTCCTGCCTCTGTTGTTACTAGGCTAGAAGCAAAATTAAATGTAGCGCTAGCTAAAAAAGATTTTGGTATTATAGACCCTACTGCTGCAGTAGTTAGTAAGTTATCTAGGATTAATAACCCTGACTTTGAAATAGAAGCATTACAAAAGGCTATTGTTGATGAAGTAACACCATTATATCTCCAAGAAGCTGAAAATAGTAAAGCTTATTTAGCGATACAAGAGCAACAATATGAGATGCTTAAAAGTATTGATAAAGCAACTAAGGCTAAGGATCCAGAAAGTGTAGCCACTTATAGAAAATCACTAGCTACTATTGATAATCTTAGTGAGCAGTATAAACGCGATTATGTAAAGAAAAAAATTAATGAAAATCAACCTGCTGCATTATCTTATTACAATAAGCAACAAGCTATAGGCAAGCCAAAGAAAGATTTTCTAGGTCTTGATCTTAGCATTTATGAGCCAGAAGCTAATGCGCTTGCAGGTGTTATTAATACGCTTGTAACAGGCATTGCTGCCAGTTTTAACTGGCTAGGTGAGCAAGTTAATAAAATTAGTTGGTTTCAGGATTTTTCAAATACATTTCAAATGTTTGCGGGAGCATTTGCAGGATCCCTCCTTGGTTTAATTAAGAGCTTAGTACCAGAAGCTGTTGGTGATATGCTTGATAAAATACTGCACCGTTCTGGTATTTTTATGGAAAATCTTGCTAAGATATTTGCTAAAAATACTCTTGGTGAAACTTTCATAAGTATTGTTGAGTATCTTGCAAGAGTAGCTAAGGGATTTACTACTGCAGGGCAAGCCGCAAGGACTTTTAATGGTATAGTTGAAGATGTTAAGAATCTATTTAAAACTGAAGAAGAAGTTCGTTTAGCAAAATTTGAAGCATTGAAACTAGAAAAGGCACCAATAAATAATACAAAATCAAGTGTAACACCTGAAGCTCCCTTAGTTGCTGTAGCGAAAGATACACGAACTAATGTAGAAAAGCTTAGGGATACATTTAAAGGATTTACCACTGCTTTAGATAAGTCACCGTTTGTTACTTCTTTAAAACAAGCTGCTGGTATTCAAAATAAATCTGAAGCTATAATCCCTAACACATTTACTAAAAATGGTAGTCCTGTTGCTGTAGATCCTAATTCTTTTGTAGGTGCAGGGCCACAAAGATATAACAAGCAACGGTTACCTGGTGCAGATTTTATTAATGCATTACCGCATAGCTACCAATTGCCTG